TGCGTAAGTGACCGAGTAGTGCTAAAGGTCTGGGTCCCCAATTAGTTTGGTAGGGGACCTATTAGCGTTTCTGTCGGGCAAGATTAATAAATAGTGACCATTATAAAAAAGTTCTGCCAGGGTGTCAATCCCAACAGACAAAAACTAATGGCTTTCAATAAAAAGCTTGCTGTTGGGAATAGAAATCCCACGACAACGACATACATAATAAAATAAAAGTATGCCGCTCAACCGGGTCATCGATTGAGTGGTGTCAGAATTTTATAGGGGCCTCTGACAGGTCCGAACTCGGTTTTTAGAGTACCGTAACTCTTTTGCGTATAAATAAAAGGCGCCCCTTTGTTATGCCGAAATCGCGATCTCATTGGCATATAAGATTGGGCATCCAGTGAAGAAAAAGAAAGTAAAATCTTCTCCCACTGATTTCCAAGCAGCGATAGCACCAGCACCGTCGAGGAAGTTGTTCTTCGTCTCTGGTTTGTATAGTACTGTCTCTACCTGTGCGGAATGACAACCGTTAGCGAAAGACGCCGTTGGAATGCGAGAAGTCGTAAAACGACGAGCATTATAGTACGGAATCTCCACTTCAATAGTGTCATTGATGCCTCTATTCGTTGTAGCTGCTCCACCTGAAGTTAAGGCGGATCCAGCATAGGTTAATCGCTTGGTGACCGAGTCTGCCGTATTTAAATTCGACAAAATCTCGGTAATGCGATTTTGTGTGCTATAACCTATTCGTGTCACAACTGGTTTGGAATCAATGTTCCCTGAAAACATATACTTCGTTCTAGTGGACCCGCGCCATCCTGCATAGCATGGTGCGAACCACTGGGCAAAAGTGGGAACTGTAATGTTGCAAGGGTTTCCGTTTTCAACGTCAACTCCTGCGGGATCCCATCCTGGCCAAAGGCCTAATCCCTTGTCTCTTAGCTTTAGATACTTCATGTTATTGGCATCCGAAGCTTGGCGTACATCGACACGATGTAATATATACCTCCTTAGAATCTCCCTAATGGACTTGGGCGACTCTCCGAAAAAGACATTCATAGTCTGATCTGATACTTCTCCTGTTGGTGCAATTGGAGCAATCGGATCAGGGTTGGTTGGAACATCGGTAGATCCTTCCGAGGTTCCGGCAATGGCTGGACCATCTACTACTCCAGATTGTGGACTGAAAGCAGCAGGTGGTGTAGACCACAAGCCATATCGCTTCATCTTCTCTCCTACAACCTGTCCAAATTTAAAATCGTCACATGCCGAAACAAAGACGTTAAACTGGATAGGTGAATCGATAGATGGTGAAACAAGACTGTTAACAACGTCAACTTCTAATACTCCATTGAAATTGATACCTGTATCGTTAAGTAAACGATCAGTTCCAAAATTCTCTGTAGTGGTCATAAGTCCTGTCTCTAGAAAGGGATCAGCGTGTCCCCAGCCTACAGTAATTTCAAAGTCATCACATTCAGCTAAATCAACAACCCGACTGTAGACGGTATTGTATTGAACTGTCGACGAATGGGCACGAGGGTCCCATCTAATCAACAATTTGCCTTTGTGGAAATTTGACTTTACGACTTGGAATCTAAATTTGATAGATCCTTGCCATTCTTGGAAAACCTGTGACATCATCGCCATCGGGGTTGGATGAATTTCATCCCCTTCGACTCCGTACAGGTTCGGGGTAACTCTGGTATTCCATAGAATTGTGTCAGGTGCTTGGTTAGCATTCATAGTGAATTGAGTCAGGAAGGATTCGCGTTGAATAAATCGTGCGATATCCATCTGATCCTCTCCATCTAATCCTACTGTGCGTGAATCAATAGTAAGCTCCTGTTTGGAATCCAAAGATAGTTTGTTGACCGCATCTGCTGCATCAGTATTGGACAGGTTACCAGTTGGTGTTGGTTTCTGTAACAATATGTCAGTAATAACAGGCGGACGTGAATATCCCCAATGTGTAGCTAGGTCACCAACTCCTTTTGCTACCATTTCCGTTGCGCGTGCATATGGTCCGATTGTAGGAACATCTTTGAGTTTGCCAGCAGCGTGCGCAATTGCTGAGGCAGGTGCAGAAATTATACCCTTACCATACTCATCGCCGGAATTGAGATTTCCGGACTGAGGGGAATAATTCTGTGCTGTAAGCGTAGTGATTGAAGTTGGCATGGTGAGTACCACATCACTGGCCCAAGCATAAACCGTAACTGTTACTGGATCGTTACCTTCGTTGGCGTGCTGAAGGTTACCCATTGATTTGATGGTCATTTCTCCTAGAGCTGTGCGATCGGTATCGCTTAGTGAGATATAGTTACCAAACCAAAAGAAGGGTAAATCCAATTGTCCTCCTGAGTTATTGGTGGGATTCAGGAAGAAGTGCGGTTTTTGAGAAGCAGCAATCAAGTCAATATCGAGGAAGTTTCTTTCGGTAGTGATCTGATCGAGCCCACTCAAGGGGTTATAAGAGACAAGCGCCCTGCCATAGTGGAATCCCGTTCCCGAGATGACCATTTTGACATGTAACTTGCTCCTATAGAGTTCGAAATTGGCAATCTTCTCCGCGACCCTAGGGTCGTTGAGAAATAATTCCCAAGGGTTAAACTGTTCAAACAAGGGTGTATTGACAGCCCATTGATACTCTCCAATTCTCGTTGGACGAGAAAGGAAATTACCTAGGTCTGAGTCACTGGTGTTACTTAAGTTCATTGTAGCATCCATACCCGATCCAATGGTGGAGGTCCACCCAGGATCTTGTTCTTGAAAGTTTGTAATTTGAGATGTGAGATTTGCAGTTCCCTCCTCCTGGATTACGCCAAGGGAGCCGCTTTGGGGTTCATATAATGAGTTAGTAATGCTGTTTGTTTATAAAGGTCAGGGTCGTGCATCATCGATCCTGCCTATTCAGATTTTGGTGTGTGGGGCTATAAACCACTGTGACTAAATAATCACTCGCATGTTCGCGTCATTCATAATGTGCTAAAGCAGTCTGCAGCTAGGGGAATCCTGAACCCTAGTTATACATCTGTAATCAGAAACACACGCTGTTTTGGTTTCCCAACTGGGTAATGACGACGGCACAGTAACCGCCTCCAGACAGATTTATAGTCATGACGGACTGGTACATATAACATATAACATAAAACATAAAACATAAATAAATAAATGAAACTACTTTGAAATGGGTACTTTATCTAAGAAATCTGCAAAACGACGAGGAAAACGTGGTTCTCCGATGCATTCTTCCAACATATAGCCCATCTCTGTACATGTAATACCGTAAACGGTTAAGTCTGGTCTCAACAGGGCAATGACTCCTGCATATTTGATCGCTTGTTTCTTGACATGTTCAGCATGTTCGGCCGCACGACCGACAACACGCTTGCATTCAATTACAAGAGCGACTTGACTATCCAAGTACAACAGATCAATTTCCCCAAGAAACTGAGCTCCCATAACAATGTTTTCACACGTTGGGATGCCCAAGATTGCCTTGGTTCTATCAATTAGTGTATCCTCCTCGGCCACAGCCTCTACTTCTTCCCTATAAAGAGGTTCAGTTTCGGTTGACCATTCTGAGCTAACAGAGAATCCTGAAGAATCATCGTCGATGTCTAAATGATCTCTAAGCATTTGGACCTTTAAGGCCCTCTTGCCAGTGAGATTCGCTTTTTCCAAAGTTTTCAAAGTCTTCTCGGGATTCTGTAGGCCTAAAATCCATTTGTACGTCTTTTCCCTTTGACTAGGGGTAAGGGTACCTGATTGTACTTCATACTTATCCTTCCATTCATTAACTCGTTGAGAGTAAGTAATGTCTAAATCAGGAACAGGCAAGTTAGCTTTAGAAGCTATCTCCTTCATTTGTTCCCTACGCATTTCATACTTCTCCTCTCCGTGGAAAAACCACTCCCTCATAGCGCCTGCTAAGTTCATAGCGCTCACAGTTTCTGGGGAGACAACTTTAGATTCCAAGATAGAATGTAGACTTTTAAAAATACTACCTTCATCTAAGGCTCCAACGTAAACTCCCAATTCGGGATTAAATAAGTCCTTCCTCTTCAAGAAGTCCGCATCAAAGCGAGACATAAAGGGTACGGGGTCTGATGTTTTGTCAGGCATAGTGAATACGATATC